TATTCTAAGAGAAACAATATCTCTATTCTCAGTAGCCTCATCTACTTTATACAGTATACAATATGCTGGTATGTTTGCTTTCAATGCCAGCAATCTTGTTGTCCAGAATGCTTTGAATGTTTGCCCAATATCATAAGCATTCTCTGTCAATGCCAGTGGTTCATAGCAGTGTTCACAGATTTCACATCCATCTATATCTATCTGTCTTATTCCCTTTTGTTTCCTGTGCCACTCAGAGAATGGATCGCCTGTCTCGAAATACGTATATTTTGCCACGTCTTAGCCTCCGAAGTTGGTAACGGTTTGTAACGGTGTACCCATTACACCCAGCCATCATGGTCGTTGTCCATGTCGTTTCTTTCACGACACACATCGCAGAAGTATTGATTCTTTGGTCGAGACTCAGTAGACTTACAACCCATACAGGGTCGATTCCACATTTTTAAATCGTGATCTCTACGTTTCTCGTACTTAGCTCCATCAAAATGTATAATGTCATTTCGGTGTAAGATTCTTTTTGCAGTGTCCACGCAACAGTTGAAGTAAGCTGATACGTCTTTCACAGTTATGGTTGATGCATTCTGACGTAGCCAAGCCAAATCCTGATTCGTAACAGGTACTCGCTTTGGCATATGTCCTATAGTTGTGTTTCATACAATACCTATATGTAGTATTTGTGCTAAAAGTTATACACAAAATCTAGGGGGGTTGACAAGTCTAAAATTCTTGGTAGAATGCTTGCTTTGCGTAGCAAGCCATCGCTGAAGGCGATGTCTTGCAGAGTAAAGTTAGTGAAGGCGAAGCCGTAGCGTAGTCATTCTACCACCCTAACAGATTCAACACTTAAATATTCTACCTTCTTTACCCAGCCAGATGGGATTGCAGTATACCTACCTCCTTCAGGAGAATCAGCATGATCACCAAAGCTAGACATAAGTATAATTTTTTCTTTAGTTTTGACGACAAGCCAACCAATATCCACAACAGTAGAAAGCTTGTGATTAATAATATCATCAAAGGAAACCCAACCAGAATCGCCATCAGTTGCATCAACCCACGTAATCTTGACAATAGGGTATTTATCAATGTTAACTTTCATCTAGCCCAAGCCACCTCTTTATTGTACGAGTTGGTATCATTAATAATTTTGCTATATCTACAGGTGATTCTCCAGATAAACTCATCTTTAAAACCTTTTGTTTAGGTGAAGATTCTGAGATAATATACTGCTGTCCATTAGATAATCTTTCTGCAAAACCGATTGCAACAGTAGCATGGTTGTCCGTATGGTCACGAAGTTTTCCATAAGACATTTCTATAGATAAACCTAGCCTGCTGTCTGCCTCTAATAACTGATTCAATGACATAATTTTGGCAGGATCGTGCTTAGCAGCCTTGATTCTAGCCATTTCTTTATCCTCCACAATGGGAGTAATTCTTAGTTGTTGGTCAACGACAGTCAACTGGTTAGTTGATCCAGCCTCTCTACCTAGCCCGTCTTGTGTTGGTTTGTTAGCATGATGTAACATAATAACTGACGATCCGTTGTTACGGATCTTCAGGCATATACTATTTATTCTTGCCCACTGTTCTGCATTGTTCTCCATCAAACCAGGGAAAGCTGTACGCACAGTGTCAATAACTACCACGTCTGGTTTCAACTCATTTAACCAACCCTGGAGGATCTCAACACCTTCTTCTGTTTGTAAATTCATATCGCCACCATCTTCAGATTTAATCAAAGCTGATGACCAATACATCATGTTAACATCTGGATCTCCATAAGACTTGTTCATGATATCTAGTCTGTCAGTAACAGTTGATGCACCATTTTCAAAATCCATATACAAAACTCTCATCGGTGCATTGATTTCAAATGGTCCAAAGTTTTTACCTAAAGATAGATGCCACATTGTTGTCAAAGTTATAAATGATTTACCATGACCAGAATAACCATACACTTGTATGATAGATGCTGGTCGTAAAAAAGGATCAACTAAATATCTTTGGTTAGAAGTTTTTTCTTTTAATGATTCTATATCACTTGCATATATAGGTTTAAATTTTTTATTAACTCTTGATCCATCAGCATCATATAGATGTGGATGTTCACGCTTGTGCATTTCTTCTGCACTACCAACTGTTCTTTCAAACTCTTCGTTATCTAAACTATGTGTAAAAAATGTGTCACAAAATTTGTTACACAGTTCTCTAAGTTGTCTACCTATAATTCCTTTATTAACTTTCTCACCTGCATATCTGATCAATGCATCGTTACGTCCATCACCTTCACCTAGCTTACCATTCTTACTTACAATGTTTTCAAATCTTTCCCATGTAGGTAAATAATCTTCTGGAGATTTGACTTGAATGTTCGATAAATCAAGGTTTTCCCACGAAAAATCAACGTCTACTAAGTCACCTTCACCTACCCAAATAGGCATATCCTCCCAGTCAATTGTAAAAGGTTCCCATTTTTTTCCATGACTTGGAGGTGCTAACACATAACCACCATCACCACGTAAGTCTAAATTATTTACACCAAATAAATTTGTTGCATTCTTTTTCTTGTAACCAACACCTGGATGTTTGAAGTAATGATGATAACCTCTTTTTGTTTTTACAGAGAAAGGTGAAGTTAAATTATTAGCTTTACAAAATCTATTTGCATCTTCACTATCAGCATCAACAACAATTAAGTTTGATATACTTCCTGTAACAACTGCAACTTGTGCATCAGGAAATTGTTTAAACCAATTATCTATCTCTTCTTCTGTTGCGTGTCTTGTTTGATATTCTTTCCATTTTATTAGTGGTAATTTTTTACTCGGATGGATCGGTATAACCGACCATCCTCTCTCTAGATATTCTAGTGCTTCATTTGTAATTTCTGTGTTAGTTGCTAGTTTCAAAGTATTCATCTATGTTCACCTTAAAGTTTTTTTTAATTAATGATAAAGTTTCTGTGGACATTTTATTTCTATTTATCCAGCCGTATGGTGCAGTTCTATGCTTACCTATTTTCTTTGCTACTTCTGTAGCTCCTCCTAAATCGTTGATTAGTTTTGATATATTGAATCTCATATACCTCCTTTTTTTTTATATATACTTATTGACAACCTGTCGTCAATACAATACACATAAATTATTAATGATTGGCTAACAGTGTTATCCGTCATAACTTTAACTTAAGGAGATATATATGGAAGAATACGATCCATTTAAGGTAGTCGTCAATGAAGATGGAACTACCACCGACAAAAACGTATCAACTCCAGAGCAGAAAAGTTTTGATGAACTGTGTTCACAATATGAAAGTCTTTCAAGTCAGATTGATAAATTAGACTTTAAAAAGAAAACAGTATTTGAACAGATAATTAAAACTTTACCTGACACAGCAGGCGTGCATACGAAAAAGTCTAATAACTTTGAGGTTACTCTTAAACGTAGAGAGAACTGGATTTGGGATAGTCCTAAATTACAGGCTATATATGGTACGAGTATACCACACTTTGTGAATCAAAATCTTAGTGTTCATCGTAAGAACTATAAAAATCTAACGACAACTGAACAAAAAGAACTTGATGAAGCACTAACAATTAAACATGTAAAACCTTCAATAGAGGTAAGGAGTTTGAATGACGTTTAAACCTATGACAACATCAGCAGTTGAGAATGCAGGTGTACAAAAAACATTACTATACGGACATCATGGTTGGGGAAAGACAACCCAAGCAATTAATATGCAAAAATATTATGGTAAAGGATTTATCATAAGTGGTGAAAGTGGTCTTCGTTCTGTAATGAGTGAAGATATTGACTACCTACCATTCACGTCTTGGGATGGGAAGAATAGTCCTGAAGAAAACATATACTCATTCAGAGGTATATGTAAAATCATGGACTCAAAAGAATTTAAGGAACAGAAATATAAGTGGATTATGTTAGATAGTTTAACAGAATTATCTGATAGACTTATAACTCACCTTGAACATGAATACAGAGATAGCAGGAATAAACTTGCTATGTGGGGAGATAATCAAAGACTTATGCTTGGTAGTATTAAGTGGATAAGAGATCTACCTTACAATGTATTAGTCACAGCATTAGCAAAAGAAGAAAAGGATGACAATGGTGAGACGGATTACTGGGCAATGATAAAAGGTTCTGGTGTGCAAAAGCAACTTCCAGGTATCTTTGATAACGTCTTCTGCGGTGTTCGTGTTACTGATGGTGATAGAACAGATCCAACTATTGAAAGATTTGTTGTGTGTGATGAAGTTCGTGGATGGCATGGAAAAGTAAGAGATCCACACAGAAAGGTAGAATCAGTAATGAGAGTTTCAGACATTACTGAAATATTTGATTTAATGAAAGACAAACCTAAAAACAAAAAGGAGGCTGCGTAATGTCATTTTCATTTAGAGAGCTATCACTTGAAAGTGTTGATGCACAAAAAGAATCAAGTGGTGGAACAATATTAAAAGCAGGAGACTATACTTGTGATATAGTATCAGCAGAGGTGAGAGATACACGTACTGGTGGTAAGCAAGTTGTTGTTGAATTAAAAGATCTAGGATCAGGAGCAAGTATAAAAGATTTTATCAACGTACATGTTCCTGCTGGTGAGAGTTTGAGCAGTGAGGAAAAACAAAATAAATCTAATGCTCAAAAGTGGGGAAGGGAGAAACTAAAAGCTCTCTTAACGCATGGTGGACACCCATCCCCAGACAAACCTGGTGATATATCTTCTCTGAGAGGATTAAGCGTGGGAGTACACGTAGAGAAAGATGAATATACTGACAACACTGGTATGAAGAGAGAGGGTAGTAGGGTTAAAAGATTTGGAGCATATTATCCTCCATCTCATTCTGACGCTGTTGAACCTAATTCCTCCTTGAATGAGTCAGCAGACAAAGACAAAATACCATTTTAATGTCAGATAAAACACCAACACTTACTCCTCAGCAAGTATCTTTGCTGAGGGGTAAGATATCACAGAAGATGACTAAGAATCTTACTATGGCACAAGAAGTATTACAAGGTAAGAGAGAGTGGACTCCTACACAAGCAAGAGTTTTTTCTGCATTGCTTAACAAAGTTATACCTGATGTATCAATGCAATATGCACAAGTAGATGTGCAGACAAAAGAGGCTTCAAACCTTACAAGAAAAGAGTTAGAAGAAATAGCATCAGGAATATATGAGGTTGCAAAAGTTGAAGAAGACGAACAGACAGAGGGATTATCGAAGCTTGATGATCAAAGCAAAGAAGAAAGCTAAATCATTGAACGAAGATACACGCATGAAAGTTGCAGAAAGAGGATATAAAACAAGACTAGTGTCCAAAGAAGAAGAAGACAGAATATATGCAGGAAGAAGATATAAGGATTATAAATGAACATAGATGAATATTTAGGTAATTCTAAAAAGATAGAAGACGCAATCAATGATGCTTATGCAGATGAGCCAAGAGAAGAGACAAGACGTTACATAGGTGCATCAGGTGTTGGTAATCCTTGTAATCAATACTTAGCTTTGTGTCTTCGTGGATATCCAGAGTCAGAGATAATACCAAAATTAAAAAGAATATTTAGAGATGGTCATAGAATAGAAGAAGATGTTGTAGCAGATTTAAAACTAGCAGGTTATGATGTTAAAGAAGTTGATGATGTAACAGGTAAACAGTTTAGATACTCAGACTTTGGTGATCATGTAATGGGTAATGCAGATGGTAACATAGTATTAGATGGTATTAATCACATACTAGAAATAAAAAGTATGAATGATGCCAGATGGAAGAAGTGTCAGAAGTATGGTGTGAAATCTTCTGATCCTAAATACTTTGCACAGATGCAATTGATAATGGGTTTAAGTCAAATACATAAGTCATGTTTTGTTTCTTACAATAAAAATACTAGCGAGTATCTTAGTGAGATAGTTGACTATGATGAATTTGAATATGCAGATTTACAACGTAGAATAAAGATAGTTTTAGAAGGTAATGAAAGGAGATTATCAGCTACAGCTACAGATTGGCGTTGTAAGACGTGCTTCAAAAGAAGTGCGTGTTGGGAAGGAGAAACTTACCCAGCAGCTTGTCATAACTGTAGTCATGCAAAGCCAAGCCAGATGGGCAATAAGTCTTGGTGGTGTGGTAAGCATGATATAGAGGCTGTAAAAATATGTGACGACCACAATTATTACCAACCCAGACCGAGTGTGGCTTCATGAGTGAGTCATGGGGTCCATTCGGTCAACCACCTCGTTCTTTTTTTTCTAAGGCTAACTTAGCTGAAATAAAAAGAATGAAAGAATTAGTTAGGAAATCAAATGACCTGAAGAAACTTCATAATCGCTTCGAGCTTTCTTCAAAGCTCGAAGCATTACAACAAGAGTGGGATAGATTAACTAACACATATGAAGGTAAACAATGAATGCAATTTTAAATTTAAGAACTAAAATGAATAACCTTCTTCGTGAACAAGAGTTAAAAGAAGTAGAGTTAGATAGTATAAATAGAAGACTAAAAGTATTAGATGAGTTAGATAGCTTTGATGCAGAGATAAGAGATCAAAGACAAAAGATACTAGATAAGAACAGATATGTTCAAAAAGAAATAGTAGATATAAAATATAAAGTTAGAGAAATAGAAGCACAAATAGAAGACATTATAAATAAGATACAATATGGAGATCACTATGGCTACAAAATTAACTAAGGAAGAAATACTTAATCAAGCAGTTACTATAATAAAAGGTGATAGAAATTTAAGATATGGAGATCCAAAAATAAATTACAAGAGAATCATAGAAGGTTGGCAACTAATACTAGGAACAGAGATAACAGAAGGTCAATATGGTATGATGATGATATGGATGAAGATAGCAAGACTTATGGAAGATGAAACACATATGGATTCATGGATAGATATAGCAGGTTATGCTGCATGTACAGGTGAGGTTATAGATGACAAGTAAAGACGACTGGGGATTTGCTGAATACACTCCAGAACAATTAAAAGAGATGGAGAAAAACAAATGGACTCAAGAAAAGATAGAAGATGCTGAGTGGAAGATAATGGACAACAAAGAGAAGGTTGCTTATCTTGATAAAGCTATAGCAGATAGAGAAAAGAAGTCTGTCTTAAAAAATATAAAAAAGGATTTACGTGAAGAAAAAAAGAAAGCTGAAGCTAATATATTCAAGCCTCCTCTTCCACCAGAAAAGAAAACTTAGAAGGTTGCTGATCCGAAACCGCCAGAGAATCCTGATGTATTACCCCATCTTACTTGCTTGTTGTCATCAGCTTCTCCTGCCAGTATATTAGTTCCTTGCTCTCTAAAGCTTCTGTTACCACCTAAGAATGGTATACGATTTAACAATGATCTTATAGCTGAACGTCTTTTAGCATTTGATACATCACCACCTGCAGCGTCTGAAACAAATTCTTGACCAGCAGAAATAGTATTCCATCCTGTTACACCTATATCAACTGACGGTCCAAGAACGTAAGATAACATACGTTGGAAACCATAATTACCATTATCTGCTTGTGCAGCAGCATTATAAAGAAGCTCACCAAGCATACCTAATCCACCAGTTTGCAATATAGATTCTATATACCATCCAAAGAATGAATCTATACTACCATGCATACCAGGGTTATATCCTGCAGCAATTGCAATACTAGCCATTTCAGGATGATCTTTTACAAATTGAGCAAGATCATCTTCCGCATTAGCAACCCATTTTATTTTACCATCTTTATTTCCAAATTCTTTTGATATATTTGTAAGCAATCTTTCACGTAAAGCTGCTCTATTTTCATCTTCTCCACCTCTCATCTGTATAATATCTTTCAATGCTAAAGATGTTGTTCCTCCTAATCCAGTTGCAACTGTAAAGAAATAAATCATAGGTGCTACGTTACCTTGATAAGCTTCCTTAATAATGTTGCCAGATAATCTTCCCATCATAACTGGGAAAGCTTTTAACTGATAAATCATTGATCCAATAGGTGTTTGCGCCCATAAAGGATTATCATCAGGATTAGGTGCAAATATTGATTCATTAGCAAATTTAATCATAGCTTCTCTAAATCTCATTGAGTCTACTGAACCCATCATCTCACCCATCTCACCAATAGTTTTAAATCTACCAGTTTTAGGATCAGGTTTAGAATAATCTTCTAAACCAAATTGTCTAAGTAATCTTGCTGCTGTTCTGTATTTTACAGGCATCTTGCCGTCTGCACGATATGTCTTAGCTGCTATTCTATTCATGCTACGTAGTGTTTCGAATCCTACTGCGCCACCAATCTTTCTCATTGTATCTGTCCAAGGTGATAATAAACTTATATGAAAGAAGTTATTAGCTGTTCTACCACCTGCTGATCCATACATTCCAGCTAATCTATCATGAGTTATATTCTCTATATTTAATCCAACACGAGACATCATCTCTCTATAATCTTTATCTGTAGAATATTTCTTCCAAGCTTTAACAAAGCTACCCATTTTACCACCTCTTAGTAAAGGTAAAAATACATCTGGTATAGATGTTAGTGTTGTATAACTTAGTAAAGTAACAGCGTTTATATTTCTTAATAATTTAGATGTTAATGATAATTTATCATAGAAGGTACCACTACTATCAAGAGGTTTTCTTTGTATGACTCTAAATGATCCCATTATAAATTTAACTTGATCTGGTGTTAATGCATTAGCATCTGCACCAAAATCATCTAATCCATTTATTATAGCTTCAACTCTATGTTTCCATTGTTTACCACCTTCACCTTGGAACTCCATTAACTTTGCTTTGGCTTGTTGTTTTTTACCCTGAGAAACTAACTCAGCAATATGGTTAGCAAACATCCTTGCATACGATGGATCTTCAAATGCTTTTGGTACAAACAATTCAGGTATTTGTACAGTGACAGCATCCATACCACCTTCATCTGTAGGAAATCTTAAGGTTACTTTTGAAACTTTTTTTGATCCTAACATGTTAGCTATACCAGCTGTGCCTTCTGTTGCAACTCTCATATAATCATCAAAGCCAAAGTTATTATAACCAAATTGTTGTGTAAACAATCCACGTCTTGTTGATCCATCTATGTATTTAGCTAATACACTTGATAAATCGTTTACTAAAAATTCTTCTAAACCTTCTAACTCTTCTCCATTTAATTTTAACATACGTTGGAAATCTATATTGTCAGAGTGTGCAGATTTTTTTTCTGCAACTGGTGGTATATATGTTCCGTCTTCATCTGTTATACGCATAGCTATTGCTTTAGCTTTCTCTACACCTTCTGATACTGATAATCTTCTACCATCTATGTTTGCTTCTCTTTGTAAATATGCTGCTATCTTTTCTACAAAGCCATTCATATTCTTTTTTATAGCTTCTGGATTATAAACACGAGGTACATAGTTTCTTATATGTCCCATTTGTACACCACTATCGTTTAAGAAGTTCCACTCGTCTTTAAACATTTGATTAATTTTTTGTGCAGCCATCATTTCTTGATTACTTAATCTTTTATATGCTGCTGAGTCTGGATCTAATCCATATCTTAATGCACGTAGTATTCTTTTATGTGAAGGTGGCTGTGGAACTTCACCAAAGACTTTAAACTTAGATCCATAATTTTCATACCATTTAAAAGAATCTGGTAAATTATTTAACATGTTCATTAATGGTACAAACTTTTCACCAGCCATAGCATTGTGTTTTGCATAATGACCTGCACCATTCAAAGGTGAAATCCAATCTGCTATCCAATTAGCATTCATTTTTAATCTCATTCTATTAGAATTACTTCTAAGTCTATCAAGTAAAGAAGCTTTTTTTGCTGTGTCTACAGATTTCTTAGTTACTTTGTTTTCTTTTATATGTCTCAAAGTATCTATAACATCTGAATCTATACCTGATTTTTCTAATGCATGAAGTAAACCATCCATTTTTCTAGCAGAATATAATACATTAGGATTACTACCTGCTAGCAACATATCACCAGATAAAGTACCTGCACCCATTTCATCATCATAAAAGGCTGAACTATTTTCATCAAATACTTTAGAGTTAACATGCTTGACTTGATTGTTATCAAACACAGCAAAAGCTTTACCAGCAACATATTCTCCTGTAGCCAAATCTTTTTGTGGTTGATGATGTATAATATGATCATATCCTAATTGCTTAAGTATACCAGTCATTCTAGCTTTACCTATTGTTATATCTTGTCTAAACCAAGGTTGTGTATCATCAACTATTTCATCATTAAGCATCTTAATCATTCTTACGTAGAAGTCTTCTGTGCTTAAATTTTCATAAGGATCATCAAAGTATCTTTGTATACCAGACGGATCAATTAATCCTTCTTCCTCTGCAAAATCTATTATTCTTTTGTATTCTATATTTTCTGCTACTGAATTACCTTGTATAGGAATCATTTGTTCACTAGCATCAAAACCATTTTTTAATCTAGCAAATACTGGTAATACTGTTGGTTCAGGAATATAATCATATTTTGTAGATAATTCATCTGCCATCTCATTTAATATTCTTATCTGATCTGTATATGCTTCATAAGTACCTTGTGATTTATCTATTCCCATCTCTTTTAAATTGTTTGAGTAAGCATACATAGAATCAAATTCTTTTTTCAACTCATGAAAATACATAATATCTTGTGCTCCCTCTGCACCATACTGATCAACTAAAGATTGTTTAGCTCGTCTTGTCATGTTTGATCCAGCAAAAGCTGAAGCTACTTTAGGCTCATCTGTTATATAGAATCCTGGTCCAAACATACCATCACCATGCCTTATATCTATTGATGGTTTATTTTTTTTAGCAAAAGCACCACCCTGTGGAGTACCGTGATAGAAAACTTGAACACCATCAGAAAGATTATCTATACCTAAGAAATTTTGTAAGTTAAATGATCTTGTTTTATCTCCCATTATATTTTTTATTGCATTTCTTCCTACATGCTTAGCTAAATATACTGGTGTAGTTACGTTTGGAGATACATAGAAGTCCTCACCTCTCATTCTCATGTTACCACTGTTTAGTAAATCACCATACATTCTTAGTATAGGAGCATCAACTTTATCTGTTGCTCTATTTAAAAACCATGCAGCAGCTTGATTTGTTTCTTCTACTATATTAAAAAATAAGTTTGAATTAATATCATCGTTAGGTATTACTTCTGGGTAAGCCATATCACCTTTTTGTATTTTAACCATTGTATTAATAAACCAATCTTCAGACGCAGTTATATCATCCATGCTTGCACTAGGTTTATAATCTGTTTGTGCCTTGTAAATATCTGTTATTATTTGTCTGTGTTTAGCTGTTAAATAATTAGTAGAAAAAATAGCTTCATTTATAGATGTTAATACTTTTTCAACATTAGGATTATCTTTTGTTACTTCTACAGCGAAACCTCTACCCATCTTTCTTAAAGTTTTAAAATCTTCAGCATTAGTATCAAACATCATGCCTGATACATACGTATCATAATCTCTATCTGATGATGATAAAGATGCTCTACTTATTTTTTCTCCACTTTTGTTATGTCTAGGTTTTGCTCCAACATAATCTGGTGTGTTGCCATTTAATAAAACTATTTTATTTAAAAAGTTTCTTAATTGATTTTGTACTTGTGGATTTCTATGTGTAGATTTAGCAAGTAACATTTTCTTTTGTACATTTGTTCCTACTGGTAAAATATCTACATCTAATAAGTCTATTAGTTCATCTGATTCATCTCTTACTGCTGCCTTTAGTTTTTGATTGGATACAGTAAATACTCCTTTAGTAGGATTCTTTTTAATTTGTCTTCTATATATTTCAGCGTATATCTCGTTGTATCTTTTAGTATCTCCATCTCTTAAAGATTTATGTAACTCTATAATCATGTCATCTTTTCTCATAGACATAACTTCTCTAGAAACTACTTTTACTTTTGGCACTGGTAATTTAGATACAAGACGTGCATATAATTCATTACCATATATTCTTTGTTCAGCTGAACCAGCTTCTGCTTCTGTAAATCTTGTTTTTAGTTCTGAGTGAGATAATTTTTTTGCATTCAATAAATCTGCATCACCTAACTCTTGTTGTTTAGGTTTTACTTTTGACTTAACTATGTTTTCTACTTTTCTATTTAATGTTTTTTCTTGTGATATTCTTTTTCTTTTTATTTTTTCTGCCATCACAACTTTTTTAGAAATCTCTTCTTTTGTTTTAGCTTTAGGCTTATCAGCAAAAATGTTTTCTCTTATTGTAGGAGTAGCATCAGGAGTATTATTTGCTTTACCAAAAGAATCATTTAAACCATTTATTATATCATCCATGTAAGGAGATATTTCATTGGCATAATCTAATATATCTTCTGGTATTTCTTTAGAAAATATATTGTTGCCATAATCATATTTAGAAGATGCTAATGATACTTTCTCATAAACATTATTTTTTAAGGTTGATACTAAATCAACAAATTCTTTTGTATATGCAGTTGGACTTAACTCTGCTTGATCTTCTATTTCTTTTAATGATCTGTATATATCACTTAAATAATCATGAGCTGCTATTGGATCTTGTGTACCATTTATAGTATCATACATTTCATCTCTTAACATACGTAGATTCCAAACTTGGTTTTGTAAACTCTTAGATAATGGTGTCGTGGCTTTAGCAGTTGACTTAACTATTTGTTTTTCATCTGGTAAAAGTTTATTAAATATAGGAACTAAATCAGGATCTATAGCTTCATCACTATTAGTTAATCTATTAAACATAGCTTTAACTTTTCTATAAATATTAGCCCAATAATTATCACTACCTACAATATTTTTTCTTCCATTAACCCATAGTACAAACTGATTAGCAAAAAATTCTTGCGGACTATGCATAGAATTTATTCCCATGTAGTCGTCTGCATCGTAAGTCATTTTAGCTAACTTTGCAAAATCAACTTTTCTTCCACCATCTGTTGTTGTTGAAATATATTTAGATAATGATTTGTGGAATATAGCCTTATCTTCTGGTGATAAAACATTAAAGTATGACCAATGTGCAAACTCATGTGCAATCATCATTGATGGAGCGTGTCTGTCTGGTACATTTCTAAATGTATTATCGTACTCAAGCTGAAATTCTGCTTGGGCTTCTTTTATTGATCTTTGTCCTGTTGTTAGTTCTGGATCAAAATCACCTGTACGAGCAGGGTTAACAGATATATCTCCAGCTCCTGCTATTTGTGAACTTGGTGTTATTGTTGCACCTTGAACTCCAATAGGATTGATAACCCCTGCTGATATTGCTCTTGCATTATCTTGAAAATTTCTAAAGATTGGAAATGCTTCTATATCCAAAGCATTAAACATTCTTTTAACAATGTTTAATTCTTTTGAACCAGCGTTACCTATTAAATGTTTAACTTGTTTAAAGGAATCTTCTCTTGTTTGTGTATTAGGTTTTCTTTCAGGTAATCTTTGATATAGTTTGTATAATGTGTCTGATAAAAAGTCTGTATTTTTAGCCCAGTACTGAAAACTCATGCCTTCAAATATGTCAGCCATTCTCCAACCAATATCTGCTGTTTGTCTTTTATCTTTTTTACCTCTAAATAAACCTCCTTTACTTTGTTTATCAAAGTATTCTATTAAGGATGTTTTCCCGTCTGGTGATTTTAAATCACTAAAGTCTATATCTATGTCTGATAATTCATCATTATTATAATGAGATTTTTTTCCTATATCTTTACCTTTAGATGAGAATGTATCAGGTGATTCTATTCTTACATCTGGTATATCATCTTTACTTAATGGTTTAAAGTTTGCTATAGCATCACTGTTTCTCATACCTTCAGGTACATAACCAACTTCCCAATCAGCTTTGTTAGCTTTACCTAAAATATCTTTTACATTTTTACCTTCTGCTTTTTGTTTTGATGTCATAACCCTAATGTTATTAGGATTCTTTTTACTTAGTAGTGCAATGACTTGTCCATCTGGTACCTCTATAGCATCATCATCAACTATAGTTGTTTTCTTTGTAGGAGTTGTTTCTGTTTTAGGTTTTGCTGGCTTGCCTAATTTTTCTGTAATCTCTTTTATAAGCATAGCTTTTGTTTTTTCTTCTGTATCTTTAAGCATGTTTTGATAACTTGCTTCAGGAGAATCTGCTTCAGCTTTATCTATAGTTGTTGTTTCATCTTTTAATCTTTTTAAATTTTTAACATCTGCATCTGTACCTTTGCCTGCTTCTATTTTCTTTTCTAATACTCTTATTAGTTGTGCATTCTGATCAACTCTAGTATCTACCTTTGTATCTAAATCTTCTTGTCTTATTGGTTTATCATTGGTTACATTCTCTATATTTTTATATACCTTACCCATTCTTCCTTCTTGTGGGTTATCAATATAAAAAGCTGTACCTCCTGATTGTATTTCTTCTCCGTCTGCAGTCTTTAATTTTTTCTTACCTGTCCATTTAAATCTTATTGGTCCTCTAATATTACCTGACTCTGCTATAGCTTGTACTTTATATAAATCTTTTTCTGATTTTATAGGAGTTCTACCTATAAATTCACCTGCACTACCACCTTTACGTAAGAAACTTTGTACCTTACCAAGTGATTTAGTTTGATCAGGGTTTGTCTCTAATACTCTACCTGCTCCTTTTGGTAGTGGATTTTCAGGCGTGTCGCCTGAAAATTTACCTATGTTAGATTTAACTGTTCTATTTAATTTACCTTCAGATATTATTTTTTCAAATATAAACTCAGAATATTCTCTTACACTTTTGTTAATAAACATATTAGATGCTTGAGGATTTGCTCTTTTAAAATTAGTTTCATACTTATTTACTTTATCAAAGAATAAATCTCTCTCATCTTCTGAAAGTTTATGTAAAGGTATTTTTCTTGGTCTACCACCAACATTCTGTACTGGCAATACAGTAGCAGACTCTTCAAATATTTCTTCTTCAGACATATCTTTTCTAGTAATCTGATCATGTATGTCTAATAATTTTTGTTTATTATCTGCAGATATTAACTCGTCATCTAAGTCTAATATTTTTGTTCTTATATAATCTGGTAAATCTGCAGCTGATATTGCACCTGTTTCTTCTCTAAAAGTTAAAACTAAATTACTATATATTTCTTCTGCAGCTTCATCATCTAGTAGTTTTTGTCCTTCCATTTCTACGTCTGCAGCATCTGCTTCTGCTTCTACATCAAGATCAGGTTCGTCTGGTGCTTGATCTGGCTTAGCTTCATCTACATCTGTTTTTTTATAATTACTATTTAATCTTTCTAATGCAGCATCTACTTGATCGATC